CGTACTTGCCGGTCTTCTTGATGAGGCCCGCCTGCTCGGTGAACTGCTCGACCCGCCCGTTGACGTGGAGGATGGTCAGCCGGGCCTGCTCAGGCCCGACCCAGGTGACGCAGCTCGGCGCGGAGCGCTTGAGCGCCTCGCTGACCCGTTTCATCGCCCGGTCGTCTGGTGTGACCATGTGGACCCGCACTACCCGATCTCCGCGATAATGGCCGGGTTCCAGACCACGTTGCGCCGAGGCCAGGTCCAGGAATTCATAAAGTCGAAGTCGCCCTCGAACCGATGGCCGAACGTGCTCAGCCGATCCGGGATGTTCGGGACCAGCATCATCGGCGTCCCGACGTTGCCGTTCCGTAGGTCCTGGTCGGCCCAGAGGACCCGCCCATCCGCCCGGTAGCGCATGCGGAACAGGACCGGGAACAGCCGCCGCCGCCCGATGAGGCCCGCGATGGCGTCCGCCTGGTGCGACCGATGGCCCTTGACGTAGGTGTCGTCGTCGTCCATGAACGCCAGCCAGCCGCCCCTCGCCTGCGGGAGCGCCGCGTTGCGCTCGGTGTGGCCCCAGTCGCCCGCCGGAGGCTTCCCGCGCGCGAGGAGGATCTCATCGCCAGGCCAGAGGTCGATGGACGCCAGGGTCGCCGCCAGGCTCTCCCGGCCGGTCGTCGCGACGATGAAGCTGATGCTGGTCGACCGGAGCGCCCGGTCGTCGGCCGTGATGCGCTCGACCACCACCTCGACGTCCTTGCCCTTCCGTGGCCCCTTCATCGCGGCCCTCGGTAGACGACAAGGAGCAGGATGGCCGTCGTGACCGCCACGGCAATCGCGCCAGCCGCCAGCACGTACTTGAGGACGACCAGCCCTGTTGCCAGCGTCACAGGTAGCCCAACCTCAATGACTTGCGCTCCAGCGTGACCGCGACGCCCGGCTTGCCGTCGTGGTACGTGACCCAGAGCCGCTTCCGCTGGCCCGGATAGACAGGCCCGACGCCCAGGGCCTCGTTCGTGACCGTCAGGTCCAACCGAGCGCCATCTTTGACCGCCGCCCGGACCACGTCCGCGACGTCGACCGTCTCCGCCTCCGACACGCCGTACCGCGCCGACAGGATGGTGAGGCCAGTAGGTTCTGGTGCTGCGCCGCCGGTAGGTTTTGCCGCCGACATCGCCGCCGCCGGAGTGTCGCCCAGGTAGCCGCGCGCGGCCCGGAACGCCTCGTCGAGGTCGGTCGGCCAGGATGGCACGCTTCCTGATTGCGCCGAGAACTTCTCAATCAGCCAGCGAAGGTCGTGAACCCGCCCGGCCCACTGGTCGAGCATCCAGTGCCGAACACACCACGCCGAGCCGAGCTTCAGCTCCCGCTTGTCGATGAAGTAGCCGCGCCCATGTTGCGGCCCCTTATGGAGATGCGCGTACCAGGTGCGCTTCGTGACCGCGACGTGTCCGCCGCCGAGCCACGTCTTGAGGCCCAGCTCCTGGAACTCCTGGATGAACGTCCCGTAGGTCGCCGGGTTGTCGTCCAGCCCGCCCAGCCAGTCGAAATGCCGCCGGTCCATCACCCAGCACGAACCCTGGCTCGACATCTCGTCGTCGACCTCGTACGCCGGGTTGCCCAGCCGCGCCTTGATGCGCTCGTTCCAGATGGTGCCGTGCAGCCCGCACTTCGGGTCGTTCGGCCGCGCAAACGGGTAGCTCAGGTAGTGGTAGTCGACGTCCAGCTTGCCGACATCCTGGATGGCCCAGGCGTCCGCATCGAGCCGCTTGCGCCGAGGAACCAGGATGCTGTGGTCGTCCGGGAGGTCCCGCTGAACCTGCTCGTCGAAGCCAGGCGCGACCATACAATGGGCGTCCAGCTTCATCAGCACGTCCGCCGAGGCCATCGCCACGCCGTCGTTAATCCCGGCCCGCATGCCGCCCGCTGTGCCTTTATGGAGGACCTTGACGCGCGGGTCGGCCGGGAGGGGCGTCTCCGGCCAGTAGCCGTCGAGGACGGCGATGACCTCGATGTCACCAGTAGCCTTCTCCAGCAGATCCTGGACGGTACGGCCGAGGAACTTCTCGCCGCGTGACGGGAGGATAATACTCAGCTTCGCCATTGGCCCCGCTGGCGCGCTCCTGACCGGTTAGGGTTTGTTCTCGAAGCTGAAGGTCGGTGTGACCTTGACCTCGTCGTCTGTGTGCGCGATGTTGTACGGCCCATCGTCGAACCGCTCGACCCAGACCAGGTCGCCCGCCGCCGACGTGACGTAGTAGCCGTAGGCCGGTCCAGCCGCCCCGGTGAACAGGAAGCTCTGCCGCGCGTAGGTCGCCAGGCTCGGCTCGCCGACCGCGACGCCCCACGCGCCAGCCGGGAGCGTCTTCGCCGCGTAGCCGCCGCCCGCCATCTCGACCAGGTTATCCAGCCGCGTCGCGACCGACGGTGTGTAGTCGTTGGCGTACAGGTGCAGCGTGAACGGCGAGAGGCTCGACGTGTTCAAGATGGCGTTGAGGATGTCGGCCGATGCCGCCGACGGAATAACCAGCGTCATACGGCCTCGTCCTTATCTGTGTGAATCTTCGCAATCAGCCCGCGCTCGTCCCGCTCGACGGTCTGGGTTACCCGACCTGCCGTGAGCTGCTTGGGTGCCTTCGGCGCTTCGACGGTGATGTGAATCTCCGGCAGGCCCTTCGACATCTGCCGCCTCAGCTCCGCCTTGACGGCCCGCTCTTGGGTACGGAAGGCCGATCCCAGCTTGGTCTTCAGAAGCCGGACGTACGCCATCCGCTCGGCGTCCAGGGCCTTCCAGCGCGACTTCCGAAGCATCCCCGCCAGCTCGCCGCCCGCCTCGTCGCCGCCGCCGCGCGCGAGAGGCGTGATGACCGTGCAGCGACAGTTACAGTCGTCCTCTGGCCCGCCCATCTCGCCAGGGTACGGCCCGCTGTTCCCGGAGGTCTCAGACTCGAAGTCATCGTCGACCGCCTGGACCTGGCCGTCCATCTCGACATGGCTGGCCGACTCGGTATTCCGAACCCTGTCATCTTGAGTGGACAACCACTCTTTTTCCTCGAATCCTGCTTGCGACATGCCCTCCAGCGCCCCGAAGTTGGAGGACCGGGTGATCTCGGTCGTCGCAATCAGGTCGGCCCGGAACTCGTCCGCCAGGTCGAAGACCTCGGTGATCCGGTCCGAGATGTCGTCGAAGGTCTCGCCCTCCTCCAGGCCGTCAGCGATAGCGTTGGCGATGTCTTCCTTGGTCGACTCGTTGATCATGCCGGTGACGCGGTCCGCGCCCCAGCTCCGCATGTGGTTGATGACGTTCGGGTCGGACAGGTCGAACGGGTTCTCAATGGCCGCGTCGGTCAGGACTTGCTGCCCGAAGTGGCCGATGACCGACCGGATGACCGGACGCCCGGCCCGGATGATGACCTGCGCGTCGGCCGCGTTGGCGATCTCGTGCGGGTCCGGCCCATCCGCTTTCTCACGCGCGCGTGAGACTTTCGCGACCCGACCCTTGAGCCGCTTCGGCGGAACTGCGTCGCCACTGGTCGTCGCCGCAGGCGGGAGCGCGGAGTCCGGCTCAGGCTGAGGCGTGCCAGGGTCCGGCTTCGGGTTGAACGCCTCGGCCGTGAACGACGTGACCGGCGTCAGGTTGAACGGGACCATGTGAACCTTGCCCCGGTTGTTCGGGAGAGGCTCACGCCCAGCGAAGCCGCGCCACTCGTCCAGGTCGAACGCTTCCGGCTTGGCCTGCCAGACCTTGAGGATGAACTCGCGGTCCTCCTGGACCGGGTTCACGTAGTCGATGACCAGGCGCTCGTCGAACAACGGCATCAGGGTCTCCTGCATCTGCGCCCGGAGGAACTCCGCGCGAGGCACAATGACCCTGGACTGGTAGATGAAGTCGGCCGACTCGATGGTCGACCGGTTGCTGTTCTCGATGACGCCCGCGATCTCTGGCGGGATGCCCAGCGTTTGCAGGATGTTATCCCGCTGTTGCTTGCGAATCTCGCCGAACTGTTGCTGCTCGAAGCTGGGACTGAGCTGGTGGACGTCGACCTTCGCGCCGAGGAAGGCAGGCATCCAGCCCGCGCCGACCCGCTGGAACTTCGACAGCCACTTCTCCTCGACCCGCTGCAGCTCCGACAAGCCGAGGCCCAGGCCCGCGATAAGGACCGGCGGAACCGCCCGATTACGGAAGAAATCCTTGATGTACTTGGCCGCGTATTCGTCCGTCTCCAGCTCGTCGGCGAGGACCTGGGCGATGCCAGTGCCACGGCTGAACGGGTTGGCGGGCGACGGATGGTACGCCCAGAACATGTTCGGTTTCGGCACGTCCCATGTGCCGCCAGGCCCGACGATGCGGTAGAAGCCGCCGGTCGAGGCCGGGAGCGCCGTAATCCAGGTCGGCGGAATCGGGAGCGCCTTGACCGGCATCCGGTACTGGTTCAGCTCCAGCAGCCAGGAGGTCTCGCCAACCAGGTCCAGATGGGTCTGGGCGAGCTGCATCGAGACCAGGCCAGGGAAGTACTCGTTCCCGGCCGTCAGGAGGTCGATGACCGGATGGTTGGGTAACTCGCGCAGCTTGCCAGCTTTGATGTACTGGCTCATCAGCTCGGCGCGAACCTTGCTTGATGCGCGCTGCAGCCGCTTGTCGCGGAACGCCTTGCCAGGCTGGAGCGAGGTACCCGGATCTAGGGTAGGCACGTAAACGTGCCAGGTGAGGCCCGCGACATCCTCAGAGATTTTCTGGAGGAAGGACCGGAGCCAGGGCATCGTGTCGTACGCCCGGAGCATGCCGTCCGTGCCGAGGCGCGGAGCCGTCGACCAGGACGGCCAGACGGAGCCGCCGATGCCGCCTGTCCCAGCGAAGATCTTGGACGCCGCGCTGCTCACCAGCGACGCAGCTCGACCGAGGATGGACGGAGTGTTTCGCCTGGACAATTGGGCCTTGTCCAGTTTTATGACGAGCTACTCTGAATTGCTAGAGGGTCGGGTCCGAGGGACGCGAACTTCCCGAACGTCGCCGCGATACGGGTCGGACGACCACTCCTCAATCGGCGGACAGGGACACTCGAAGACGTGCATGCGGTGGACGGTACAGAGGAACTCGCCACAGCCTTGAGGACACCGAACCCATGCAGGCATGGTTCTTGCCTTGGGAACAGTTCTTGCCTGGCGCGTCACAGACGCCGGTCCTTCAGGTAGGCCAGGCCGGTCCAGACCGCCAGGCCGAGGAAGATCGCCCGGCCTGGCGTGCCAGGGATGAAGACAAACGACAGCGCCACGAACGCACCACTCATCAGCCCGCCGAGCATGTTAGGCTCCATTCCAAACGACATCGAACTCCTGGCCCTCGACGACGACCGGGATGGCTGGCCGAGGCTGGAGGCGCTCGTCTGGGATTTTGTTCCTGGCGATCTGCTCCTCGGCCCGGCGGACCTGGTCGCGCTCACGCTCGAAGACCGACTGCTCGAACAGGCCCAGCCGCGTCGCGCAGCGCCGACAGTGACCGCGCGTCTGAACCCATCGAACCTGGCATGCCTTACACATCTGCGTCTTGAAGCTCATCGCGACCTCCGCTCGATCTCGCGCTGGCAGTACCAGAGCGCCTTCTTCAGGTCCTCCAGCTCGTGGCCCTTCTCGTCCGCACGCCACAGGTACTTGATCGCGTTGCCGACGTTGAAGTTGAAATGCTCGACGATGGTGATGCACTCGACGCCGGACGGGTGCGCGTTGTAGTGCTTCGGATGGTTGACCGTCTCCTTCGGCGGAAGGACGCCAGCTATCGACTTGTCAATCGCGCGCGACTGCCGCCGACGCATGGCCATCAGCACCGACGCCGGGTCGCCCGCGCAGTTCCCGCAGATGTCGCCGACCATGATCGGCAGCTCGCAGACGATACACACGTTCGGACTCACTGAGGTCTCCGCCATCGTCGTCTCCTAGTGTTTGTAGAGGAATGTCACCGTGGCCGTGATGCAGAGCGCCGAGGCCCAGTAGCAGGCGTCGGCCAGGGAGCGCGCCCAGGTCCATCGGATGATGTTCGCCGCGTACAGGACCATAATTATAAAATTAAACATGCGAGGGTCAGACAGCCAGCGCATCTCCGGTCCCCCACGTCCTGACCGCGTGACAATTCGCACAGACTAAATCGCACTTGGCGATCTCGGTCATCATCAATCTCACGCTCATAGTGCCGGTCACGGCACGGCCGATCTGAAACTTCTTCTTCGCTGGCTCGCGGTGGTCGAAGTGCATGGCTGCTGGAGCAAACGACCCGCCGCAATCGCTACATGCCTCGGCCTTCAGTTGGCGCACGATACGCTTCTTAATCGTGGAGACTCGTAATCGCGCCCTGCGAACGGAAGCGCGGTATCGTTCTGGATCTTTCCGCCGCCGCTCCTTCATGTCTTCTGCAAGGCACGGCTTACACCATCGGTGGAGGCCGTCTTTCGATTTGGCCGATTTGCAGTAGTCGCTGAGAGGTCTATCCGTGCGACACCTGATGCAGTTCTTCGTTCCGGCTCTCAATGGTCGCCTCGCAGCCCAGCCAAGATCGTCGGTGACGCCGCCTCGATGGAGTACTGGCCGACGGCCCGCTGGACGATGATGCCCTTCCCGGCGAACCACGCGCGCGGTTGCGCCGCGCCCGGCCGGTAGACGCTGGTGACCGGCACGTTCAGCACAACTTCCGTCGCCGCGATACAGGCGTCCGACAGGTGAATCGTCCAGACCTCGCGCAGCCCGCGCCGCATGTTGTTCTGGTTGAAGTGGAGCCGGAACTTCCGCGCCTTCATCGACAGCGCCATCAGTCGCCCTTCCGCGCGACGATGGTCTGCGTGTGCTCCAGACCGCAGCCTGAGCAGACCAGGTACAGGTACGAATGTACGTGAGGCGGAGCCGGGCTGATGATCTTGACGATGAACAGCTCGCTGCACTTCGGACACACGATGTCCATCACGAGATGCGTATCTGGCATCGGACGCCGCATGCCTTCCCGGATTCCTTGTCCATCACGATGGCCGACTGCTGCGACATCGCGATGTCCGCCAGGCGAACCTCAATCTCGCTCGGCCTCCAGCCCTTCGTCGCGTCATCAGGCTTGACGCCGTACATCAGCTCCTGGGCCGACTCGCCAGGCTTCAGCGTCTTGTCGAGGCTCTCCCGCATCTGCGCCAGGACGATGTCGAGCCTAGCCGTGATGTCGCCCAGCGTATCAGAGCCGAGGTTGATCGGGACAGGCGTGTAGCCCGCGTCCTCGACGGCCTGTGCCAGCTCCGCGTCAGCGTCCGCCTCGGCCAGCTTCGTCGCCGCCAGCGCGGTCCGCGCGTCCGAGTAGCCCTCGTCGAATCGCTTCCTGAACGCCCGCCGGAACGCGCCGACGAAGATCCTGACCCAGAGGACGCCCGCGACCAGCAGCCCGCCGACCACCATCCCGCCGATGAGGAACAGCAGCGGAATCATCAGTTGACCAGAGGAAGAACGCCGCTCTTGAACAGGTACGACCGGAGGTTGCGCCAGGGAATCTTGTAGCAGCGCCCCACATAGACGCCGCGAATGTCGCCAGCCTTGATGAGTTCTCGGACGGTCTTCCCGGAGATGCCAATCAGCTCGACCGCGTGCCGCGTGCCGAGCGTTGGACCGTCTTCTTTGTGCTGCATGTCGTGGAGCGTCGGCATCAGGTCTTTGTCCCTTTGCCCCGGATCTTGGTTTTCCAGTCCTTCGCCTTGGGAAGCGGAGGGTTCTTGCTCATCGGTAGCCTCGCGCGAGGTACTCGATGTAGACGAGCGCCCCGAAGATGATGATCGCTTCGACGGTGAAGTAGACGACGTCACGCCGCGAACCGGGCCAGCTCATCGACGCCCTTTCCACTCGTTCCGCGTCAGTGCCAGCACGTCCCAGTAGTCGCCGTAGATGTACTCGCCGTCGACCTTCGCCATCGGGTATTTGCCGCCCTCGATGACGCGGCAGCAATCGTACGTTCCGTAGATGTGGCTCAACTTCTCGGTGACAAGGTTCCGCACCGTGACGCGAATATCAGGCGCGTTGTTGTAGCGCATGTAACCGAGACCGGAGGCGTGCCAGCCCTCCGGCGCGATCTCCATACTGACGACCCGGCCCTGACAGAGTATTTCGCCGGGCGCGTCGGTTGCCCACTCGAAGATGTAGTGCTTGCCGACCTCGCAATCGAGCAGCGTCAACTGGCGCGCGTAGACAGGCTCGACGCGGAAGCTATACACGTCAGGCTTCGCCTCGGCCAACTTCGGCACGAACGGCAGGCAGGACAGGAGACCGAGGAACCAGCGCCGGGTCATAGCGCGACTCCTGGGATGGCGTTCGGAGCCAGGACCTTCAGCGTGAACTCCTCGCCGGTCTGCGTGACCTCCAGGATGCTCACATAGTCAGAGCCGTTGCGGACAGCCTGCAGCATCGACTGGATGGCAACCATGTTCAGCATCAGCTTCATCCCAGGCCGAATCAGCGCCCGGCCGATGTGCGTGTCCGGTGGAGCATCCACGGTGCCGTCGGCGTTCATGCCTTCTTCGCCTCAACCGGGACGACCGGCTTCTTCTTCGGAGGAACCAGCGCGACCGTCTTCACCAGCGTCGACCGCCCAGGAGGCACGCCATCCGCGATGGGCTTCGCCTCGTAGCCGCCTTCGACGATGTAGACGCCGACCGGAGCGCCGCCGTTCTCGCGCGAGTACTTCGCCGCCCAGTCGTCAGCCCGCCACTGGAGCGCGGCCCGACAACGGTTCCGAGGAGGAGCTGGCATCTAGTGTGCGACTTCCTTCCGACTTGTCCGCTGGGTGAACCGGGAGACTTGCTGGTCCGGGAGCCAGGGATTGCCCTGGTCCGGCCGGGCCATGCGCTTCAGCGCCGCCTGGCGCTTCTCCGCCTCGGCGACCTCAAGCCGCCGCTTCTCGCCAGCCGCCTCCAGGAGGAGGTCGTCACGCCTGGCGTGAATGACCCTGACCGGCTTGATGAGGGTGTCGATGGCCTTGTCCTGTGCTGAACTGAACAGCCCGACCAGGAGGCGCTGCGCTAGGCTAAGCGCCGGAGAGTACGCGAACGCCAGCAGACAGAGGCCAGCCAGCGCGGACCATAGCTCGAAGGGTGTGACCCTCACGATGGAACCTGGTCATGGTTGAGCGCCTCAACCTCAGCGTCCGACAGCCGAACGCCCTTATGGTCCGGGTGCGAACCCAGCCGCTGGAGCCAGCTTCCCTTGGACGGTGCGCGGAGGAGCGCCGCGTGCATCTCCGCCGTCACGCCGTCGAACTTGTAGAACCGTCCGTCTTTATACTTCACGACCAGGCCAGCGGGCCGTAGCCCGACCGCCTCAACGTGCGAACTCGTCACCGTCGTCATCAGCATACCAGTCCTTGTGGGTTGGGCCAGGATGAGGCACAGGATAGCACCCTACCGGCCCAGCCGTAAAGATCTTCTGTTAACTTGCCGCCTCGCCCAGCCCGCCGGTCTTCCGCTCCAGGTGGGTCAAGGTCTCCAGGCAGAGCGCCTGCCAGCGGGTCGTGATGGCCGTCTGCCGCTTCGCCAGCTCGACCAGGTCGAGGACCGTCCCGGTCAGCCGAGCCATGTGTAGCTCGGCCCGCATCTGGGTAATCGCTTCCTGCATCTGCCTGTCCGGGTCCGGCAGGACGCCCTCCCGGCTTTCGATCCGTACGCTGACAGGTATCATCCTCGTCTCCTATTCGTAAACCACCGTGATGCCGTCCATCCCGGCTGCGTTGAGCTGCTTCGTCATCGCCTCCGCCGTGGCTTGCCCGGTCGCCTGAATGTACTGGTAGTACGCGTCGGCCTCGGCCTTCATCAGACGACGCCGCCAGCGGAGGTAGCGGTTGATCCGCCGCCGCGTCGGCGACCTGACCTTGACGAGGAACAGCGCCAGCCCGATGTTCGACAGATCCTTCTTCGTCTTCCGAGGAAGCCGGGTCTTCATGCTGGCCGACTTGTCCCGGCGATGATGCCGATGTCAGGGCCAGCCCAGACGAGGCCGGTCTTCCGCTCCCAGCGGAGCAACCGGCTGACCAGCTTGTAGTCGCCTCTCCGCATGCGGAGCGCGAACGCACGCTTCGCCAGCGCCTTCTTCATCTTCCGAGGAAGCCGAGGCCCATGTTGACCGAGCACGGCAAGCTGTCCCAGCGGCTTACGCAGCCCGACGATGGCGTCCGTCGCCAGCCTGCCGTGCTCGGCCAAGTCCTTCATCGACGCCGTCATCTGGTCGACAGCCGCGATGATGAGCGCGGTGGCCTCGTCTCCGATCATCGAATAACTAGCCAGCGCGCGATGCTCGCACCGATGAGCAGCGCCAGTGTGACGACCCAGATCGGCGCGTCCAGCTCGACGTTCAGTCGGCCGTGCCTGACGCTCACGTCGAACGTCACAGGATGACCCAGTCGTCCGCCGCGAGGTCGCCTTCGCTGACGAGTAGCTTGTGACCGCCAGCGATCCTGTCGCCGATGCTGTCCGCGATGTAGATGTGCAGGAAGCCGCCCTGCATGAAGATCTGGTCACCGTCCGGCCAGCTCAGTCGACGGGCGGACTGCCCGGCGAGGAGCGCGGTGATGAGGACGTCGCCGAATCGGCGCTGTGTCTTGGAAGCTGTCGGTGTAGCTGTCGGTGAACCTGCCATCGTCGTCTCCTGAAGAAAAGCAGGCCAGCGCGGTGCTGGCCTGCCGGTGAACGCTTACTGTTTGAACGGCGTGCCTGCCGCGAACGCGAACGCCGCCTCGTCGCCGACCTTGATCTCGACCGCGATGTTGTCGGTCAGGACGCCGTCGGTGACGCTCACGATGGCCGCGCTCGACAGCGGGCCGACCGCGCTCAGGAGCTTCGAGTTCGGGTCGCCCGCCGGGTCATCCAGCACCTTGACGATGGACTCGTCAGCCGACGTGAAGACGAGCGTGCCGCCCAGGGGCTGCGGGTTGCCCTTGCTGTCGACTGCACCGCCGATGGTGACGAGAACATTCTCGTCGGCTTCGATTGAGACATTGAACATGGTGACTCTCCTTGGTGGTTGTTAGATAGCCTGCTTGAATGGTTTACCGAACGTGACCTTGAACCCGACCGCGACACCAGCCGACACGGCGTCGAAGACGTCCTGATACGGCGCGCGAACATCGAACGATACGCCGCTTCGGAGCGTGACCTCTGTGCCATCCCGGCCCTCGTCGCCCAGTGCGTCTACTTCGGCTGCGAGGAACATCGCCCTGTTCTGTCCGTGATGGTCGACCATGACGACGTACGGCCCGACGCGCTTCGCTGTCATTGGCTGCTCCTTACTGCTCTGGCCCGAACCTTGAGACGCTGCACAGATCGGGCCAGCGATGCGACACGCCGCTTCAGGCCGAGAATAGACGGGTCGCGTCCCTTCGTCTTCGTCATCGTACCGCCTTCGTGTAACTTCGATTGCGAGGTTGTCGTCGACCGGGTTGTCACGCCGGTCACATCATCGCCGTCTTCACGCGGGAGGATGATAAGACCAAGCCGCCGCCGTTGTCAAGTGATTAGTAGAAGATCGGGAATGGCGCGCCGAACTCCAGGCTCGCCCGCGACCCAGACGTGAACGCCGAGCGCGCCAGCGCCAGCGCGCAGACCGCGTCATCGTGCAGCCCGGACGGAGCCGAGTATCGCACGCCGGTCCGCGTCGACTCGAACTCGAATGCCTCCAGCTCGTCGACGATGACGCCCTCCGGGAATCGAATGGCCCGCTGCTGAATCGCGAGCGCCAGGCCCTCCATGATCTGCTGCTTCGACGATGCGCTGAACTTGAAGCCCTCGTATTTGCCAGACGGGTTGCGCCGCTGGATGGCCTCGACTACCGGGTCGCCGACGCCGGTCGAATCAATCAGCGCGCGCGCGGTCCCAGTCGCCTCCAAGATCGCCGCGACGGTTTCTCCCCACGGCTTCTGGAACCGCACGAACCGACACGCGCGCCCGTCCTCGTCGAGCGCGATGCCGACCGTCCAGTCGAAGGACTTCGCCAAGTCCCAGCCCCAGACAACCGGAGGCTCGTCCGTCAGATTCCCGACGCAGGCGCGAATGGCCGAGAGGCCGAACGGGTTGCCCGCGTCGTCCGACGGCTCCGCCAGGTACAGCTCCCGGAAGACTGCCTCTGGAAGCTGCTGCCGCGCGTCCTCCACTTCCTCGGCCGACAGGAAGCCCGCCAGGACCGCGTCGTGGCAGACGATCTTCGCGTATGACATGTTCGGCGCGTGACTCTGCGCCTTGCGCGCGATGTGGTACGCCCAGTTCCGCCGCCCCTTCACGTTGCCGATGATCCGAACGGGACCTTCCGTCGCCGTCAGCGTCGACCGGACCGCGTGCCAGGCTTCCTCCTTGACGCGCGTCGCCTCGTCGATGACCGCCGCGTAGACGTCGTCGCCGTACAGGGAGTCGGGATGGTCCGCGCCCTTGCACCAGATGATCGCGCCGTTCTTGAGGGTCAGCGTCAGCTCGGTCTCGTTGGCATGGTAGACGCGCCGAGGGAGCGCATGCTTCAGCCGCCGGAAGACCATCTTGGCCTGGTCGCGAATCGGCGAGACCCACCAGAAGTTCTGGTGCGCCTGCCCCATCATCGCTTGCTCGGTCAGCCAGACCATGCAGCCGGTCGTCTTCCCGACCTTGGTCGAGGCTTCGACGATGCCGTAGCGGGCATCGCCGAACAGGGCCGTCAGTTGGTAGTCGGCGAGTTTAGGACGTGTGTACGTCCACGCCGTCATTGTGGAGAGGACAGATTGAGCGTGAAGGCCAGCGGTTCGCCGTCAGCTCCCGCGTGCTCCAGCTTCGTCGGCGCGTCCAGGCCCAGGAGCTTCGCCCGCCGGTCCATCACCGCGACGACCGCGCGAACGGCCTTCTCGTCGCCAGCCTTGACCTTGGGCCAGAGCGCCAGCACCAGCTTGTCGCACCGCTCCAGCTCCAGCTCGCGTAGCTTCTCGGCCTTCTTCGCCGACAGCGCCGCCAGCTCGCCGAGCGCGGCCTGGACATCCCGATACGCCGTCTGATGGTTGACGCCGAGCTGCGCGCCGATCTGCCGGTAGCGTACGCCCGCGATCCTTAGCTCCAGGGCCTTCCCGCGCCGCTCTATCGCCGCTTCCGATTGGCCAGTCTTAGGCATCGATCTTCTTCGCCTTCTTCCCCGTGAACGCTTCCCAGCGGTCGATGGCAACCTGCACGTACGTCGGGTCCAGCTCGATGGCGAAGACCTTCCGGGAGGTCATCTCGCCCGCGATGATCGTCGACCCGGAGCCTGAGAACGGCTCGAAGACCTCCAGGATGGCATGGTTCCGCATCGGCCGGGCCATGCACTCGACCGGCTTCTGGGTACTGTGAATCGTGTCGCCCGTCTTATCGCGCGTCTCGATATCCCAGACCGTCGAGTCCATCCCTTCAGGGAGCGCGTCGACCTCGGTGGAGCCGCACGTCTGACAGGTGTGGACGGTCGGAACAATCGGCCAGACCGTCGACTGGTTCCGCTTCCCGCCCCAGTGACCGGTCCGGTTGTCCTTGACCGCGTAGAAGCAGGTTTCGTGCTGCCAGTGGTAGTGACCGCGCGAGAGGACGATCCGTGGCTTACGCCAGATGATCTGGCTCCTGACGCCGAACGCCGCCTTCGTCAACGAGTCCTGGACCTCCGAGCAGGCGACCGAGGCGTGCCAGACGTACGCGACATCGCCAGGGAACAGCTTCCAGACCTCGGTCCAGTCCGCCCGGTCGTCGTTCATCACCTTGCCCATGCGGTCGGACTTGTTCACGCCCGCGCGCGTCCGCCACTCCGGGTCGTACTCGACGCCGTACGGCGGGTCCGTGACCATCAGGAGAGGCTTGGCCCCAGCCAGCAGCCGGTCGACCGCCTCAGCCGACGTGGAGTCGCCGCAGAGCAGCCGGTGCGGCCCCAGCTCGAACAGGTCGCCAAGCTGGATCTCGGTGTGCTGCTTGGCCGGGACGGAGTCCGGGTCGGTTAACCCACCGTTAGGTTTCGCGTCCGCTTCGTACAGCGCCGCCAGCTCGTCCTCGTTCCAGAAGGTGCTCAGGTCGACGCCGTCCGCCGCCAGGGCCTTCAGGACCTCGGTGTCCCAGCCGTCCGCCAGCTCAGCCGCCCGGTTGTCGAAGATGGCCAGGCGCGCCTTCTGCTCAGGCGTCAGCCCGCGCCGCCGGACCGCGATGATCGTGTTGCCGTCCGCCTCGACCACCTGGACCTTCGTCAGCCCGGCTTCGCCAGCCGCCTCGATGGTCGCGTTCCCGGCCAGGACGACGTTGTCCTCGTCGATGACGATGCTCCTGGCTGCGCCGACCTCGTTCAGGGCATCCACGATGGTGCCGACGTTGCGAGGCGTGTGCTTCCGGGCGTTCTTCGGGTCGGGAACCAGGTCGGAGATGTGGGTCGTCGGGCCGTCGCCAGCCGAGGGAGCGACCGGAGGAGGCTGCTCGGTGACGAGCTGTGTCGCGCGCGGCTTGGTCTTCTTTGGCGGAACTTCAGCCTGCAGAGCGAGATGCGCGCCGTCTGACTCGGCCATTCTCGCCTAGAGTAGCACAGACCAGCCAGGTCGTCAGAATCTCCGCCTCCAGGCGTACGCCCAGAGCATCAGCGGGAGAGGCCAGGGCGACCCGGCCATCCAGAGGACCGAGCCGGTCAGGAGCGTCAGGACGAACCGGTCGCGCGGACCGAGCCGCCTCATCTCCGCCTCCGTGATGTCCTCGGCGCGCCGAGGTAGGTGTTCGTCAACTGCGTGTCGCCTGACCAGACGGCCCACTGCTCGCCGCCCTTGCCGCCCGCCACCAGCTTCAGGTCCTCGATCTTCCCGAACTGGTCGACGTTGCCGACCATGTCGACAATCATACCGTGAGACTTGCCAGGCGACGGCCGAACCGCCCGGCCGACCTGTTGGTAGTACTTGGTCAGGCTGAGCGTCGGGTGCGCCAGGACGACCGTGTCCAGCTCCGGGAAGTCGAAGCCGAGGCCCAGGACGCCGACGTTGGCGATGACCTTCAGCTTCCCGGCCTTGAAGTCGGTAATAAGAGCCGCGCGTTCCCATCGGCCGGTTTCCCCGGTGACGACCTCGGCCTGTCCAGAGAACGCCGTCGCCAGCTCCTCGGCCTCGTCAACGTAGCGCGTGAAGACCAGAACGTGCTGCCGCCCGATGGTCAGCAGCCGCCGGACGACCCGCTCCAGCCGAGCACTAAAGGCCGTCGCTTTCAGGTGCGCCTTGAGGGACTCGTCGTCGAAGTCCGAGCCGGTCGTGTTCCGCTTGACCGCGCCCGCGTAGAAGCCCGGAACCCGGTGGTACTCCAGCGGAGCCAGGAAGCCCTGCCGGAACAGGTCGCCGGTCTGGGTCACATGCAGGACATCAGTGAAGACGCGCGGACGGGTCCGGGTCAGAAACTTCAGGATGGCCCCGCCGTAGCCGTCGACCGTCAGCCGGTACGGCGTCGCCGTCAAGCCGAGGATCTTCGCGCCCTGTAGCTTCTCGAAGAATTGCCGGTACATGGTCCCGGCGACCGCGCCGACCAGATGGGCCTCGTCGACGATGACGTACTTGGTCCCGGCGAACGGCGCGACATCGTTGACGACGCTGCCGATGGTCGCGAGGGTGATCTGCCCGGTCGTCTTCTCGCCCATTGATGCCGACCATACGCTCGGAGCGTAGCCGTAGCTCAGGAGCTTCTCGGCGTTCTGTTCGAGGATCTCCTTGGTCGGCTGGAAGACGATGGTCCGCCCGCCGAGCTGCGTCGCCAGGTTCGCGATGATGAGCGCCTTCCCAGACCCGGTCGGTGCGACGATGAGGCCGTGCCTTGGCTTCGTCGGCGACTGCGGCTGGGACAGGAACGTCACGCCCGCGTGAACGGCCGCTGCCTGGTAGCCCCGGAGCGCGTAGCTCACGCCGAGAACTCCTCGATGAAGCAGCCCGCCGGAAGGCCGCGACTGAGCGTGACGCCGATGCCGCCGGTATCAACTCGACACAGCCGACAGTCCGCCGGGACAGGTTCGAGGAAGGCCCGCGACTCCCGCTTGCCGTCGTCGACCGATGCGCCGACGACAACGTCGTTTTTGTTCAGGAGCACCCAGACCTTCATGCCTTGCTCCAGTAGCCGTAGACGCAGCGCGTCCCGCCGCGCGACGGGTTGTAGATGTCGTGGATGACGCCGTCGATGACCGCGACGATGTGCTTGGAGCAGTTGACGACCAGCCGCCCCTTCGGCAGCTCGCTCGCCTTGAGATGTACCGTGCAGCCGGTCCCGATGCCCATCGTTGGCGTCCACTTCCAGCCGATCCGGGCCATGTACTTCCGCGTCGTCGGCTTATAGACGCCGGACTGCGAGGTCGACCGGCCCGCGCTTTTGCGTCCGCGCGTCACACGCTCGACCCGGCCGAGCGCGTCGATCCCATCCGCGACGACCTGATACGGGAGGCTGGTCGCGATGGCGATGGCCCGCGTGACGCAGTCGTTTTGCCGCTTGACCGACGGGTAGCCCGCCGCCTTCCGCCCGCCGTCGTTGTAGGTCCAGGTGATCATCGTCATCATCTCCTTAGCTGCAGGGTTTAGGCTCGTTCCGCCCAGTACTGATAGAAGGCCGTTCGGTAGATATCGCTCGGCTTCGGAGCCATCAATTCCTCGGCGACCGCCTTGGCCTCGGTCTCGGTCTCGAAGTATTGAACCGCGCCGTCGCGCTTCAATGGAGCCTGGCGCGTCCCAGCCGCTCCGCCAGAGACGCGACACATTACGATAAAGTCGCCCGCCACCGTCGCCGTCCGCGTCGTCATCGTCATCATGTAGAGGAGTTTATATGCTCAAAGGACCGATGTCAACAGGAGATTCGACCCTGGCGAAGATTTATTTTCCGGTGCTGCCGAACCCGCCCCGGTCGACCACGCCCGGCGAGAACATCCCGAAGATGGCCCGGATGTGGGGCAGAATCACGACCTGCGCCAGCCGTTCGCCTCGCTTGACAGTAATTGTCACCTCGTCGAAGTTGTGCAGCGGGAGGAAGACTTGGTCCGTCGGCCCGCAGTAGTCCGGGTCGACGATGCCGACGCCGTTCGCCAGCATCAGCCCGCGCTTCTGGAGGCTGGACCGCGCGACGACCATCGCGAAGTAGCCAGGCGACGGCTTGAGGATGACGCCGGTCGCGACCTTGGCAACCCGGCCCGGCCGGATGAAGGCATCCTCGTTCGCCGTCAGGTCGAAGCCGACCGCCCGCTCGCTGTGGTACAGCGGAGGCCCGGCCCCGTCCAGGAGCGCAACCTGGCAACCGACGTCGACGATCCCGGTGTCGTAGAAGAACCCGCCATCGCTCATCTGCATCCCTCCATGAAGTCCATCCGGTCCCGCCCGGTCCAGGCCCGCTCTGACGGCCGACAGGCCGCGCACCAGCAGCCGAGCGCGTGCTGTTGGACGAGCGTCCCGTCGACGATGACCGGCATCCGAGGAGCCAGCGTGTACAGCTCCTCGACCGGCCGAAGGTCCGCGCGCGAGACGCCCAGCGGCTTCTCGTCACCGTGCTTGTCCCAGCCGCTGACCGGCCGCGCCAGGATGAGGAACTCGTCCCAGGGCAGGTAGCCCGCCGCGACCGCGTACGTCTGGTCCGGCGCGACAACCGACAGCGCGATGAAGTCCGGCTCGATCTCGCCCTCCCGGTAGAGGAGCTGGAACGGGTAGTTCATCCGGCTCTCGACCTGGACGCCGCGCACTGCAAGCTGCCGTCCATCCGGGAATCGCAGATCGCCGGAGTCGGCCCCAGCGAAGACCCGCATATCGACCGCCAGCGACAGCAGCGACCCGTAGACGACCTCGCTCAGCTTCCCGCCGAGCTGATACGCCGTCTCGACGGTCTCGTGCGCCTTGCTGATGGGCAGCGGCTTGAGCCGCCGGAACTCCTCACAGAAGGCGTTGACAGCCGCCAGGTCCTCGCCGCGAATCGGCACGATGACCTCGCTCACCATAGCCCCGGCTGAATCTCTTGGCGGCTGATGCCGGACATCAGCGCGTCCATGTTCTCGCGGTAGCTCTTGGTCTCGGCGTCCAGCTCGTCGAGGACGCGCTCGTCGGCGTACTTGATGAACTGCTCGCCGCTGTGATCCCAGACAACCCAACAGCAGCACATCGAATCCGTGGCCCAGTCGCCGGTCGTCGGCGAGCGCTGGAACGCGAAGCGCTGGAGCCAGAGGATGCCGTTCGGCGGACGGTTCGATAGCCACGTCCGGCGGACGCCGGTCTTGAGGACTTCGTGAATGCTCGCCCGGAGCAGCATCGCGACGCCGACGCGCGAGATCTCCAGCATGTTCTCGATGATGTCGACGGCTGGCTCGAACGGCGGGTTGCTCACCGACCAGTCGACCGAGCCGAGTGTTGACTGGTTCAGTAGTGGCTTCGCTGCATCGAAGTTGTAGTCGGCCGTCCAGCGCGGGTCGAGGTCGTTCGTGACCCACGTCCGGCCAGACGGCGAGCCGATAGACCAGTGTGGCCCATCAGCCGCGCGAGGGATGGCCCCGCTCCCGACGCACGGCTCGAAGCACCGCCCGCGTATGTCGACGTTCCTGAACAGGAACCTGACGAAGGCGCTGGGCGTCTCGTAGAACTCGAACGGGTTCGCCTCGTGGCTCATGCGCGGGTCCATTCCTCGGCCAACCCGGCGAGATGTTCGAAGCGCGCGTCCTGCTTCGCCAGCCGGTTCAGCGCCTCCTGATGGTCGGCTTGTAGGCGGGCGTTCTCCTGCTGGAGACGGGAGACGTCGGCCCATAGGAAACAGATATTGCAGTCGCAAGGCTGCTGATGGTCTCCACCCGGAGGATCAAGCCGCATCTGCTGGAGTCGCACGTCTTTATCCATCATCTTCGTGGTCTCACGAACTTGATGGAGGCGTGTGTGGGTGTCGTCAGGGGCGACGGGCTTGGTCATGATCTGGTTCGCTTTCGCGCCATATCTTCAGCCGACGCAAGCTGCTTCTCATAGACCTCGATGATGCGTTCTCTGGCTGCAAGTTCATCGCGGAGACGGGAGACTTCGGCCTCGGCTTTGGTCAGTTCTCCACGCAGGTAGCGCACGGTTTCCGCATGGCTGTCTCGTTCCTCGCGGAGACGGGAGACGTCGGCCGTTTGCTGCGAATCATGTTCACAAATGGCATCCACAAGGTCAGCCACGTTGTCAGGCGTGGTGCGCTGAAAGTGTAAGGCCCGCGTATGCTTCTCCAGCCGGTCAATTACGTCAGCAACCACGGCTTCAGACAAGCGTGTGGGGGTGTCGTCAGGGGCGACGGGCTCAGTCATGAAATCCTCTCTCGGATGGCTCTGGCAACATCCTTAGCGAAGTTCAACCCATCTGCACAGTTCGGACACCATTGACTAAATTGCTTCTGGTCGTCCCTATGGTGCGTCTTGTGCTCCTTGTCCCCGTAGTCCTCGCACCACCTGTAAGCCAACCCTCGGAGCAGTTCCCTCATACAGTCCTGCGGCGGGGTGTCGTCAGGGGCGATGGGCTTGGCCGCGCCCGCACGAATCTCATCAAGCGGCCGGATGCGTCCCGCCTTCACATCATCAAGGGCGGTCACAAGTGCTTCCGCTTCTGCCTGATCGAACTGCGGCGGGGTGTCGTCAGGGGCGACGCAACTAGGGCTAGGCGCGTGTGGCAATCGACCGCCACAACGACAAATAATGTCATCAGGGTCGGGGGTGTCGTCAGGGGCGACGGGCGGCTGACAGGTGCAGGGCCGTGTTCGATCAACGCTGATGGAATGTTCTCCCTCAACGAAGACATTGCAGCCTTCATAATGGCCGAAGGCTTCAAAGACACTCGCTGGCATCTTCGGCGCTTCGGCGTTTTCAGCATCGCACGCCGGACAGCCCCATGTCTGATACGGCTGGTCATGGTTATGTTGCGGCGGGGTGTCGTCAGGGGGGCGGGCGTCAGACATCGGCCCGCCCGCCCGTCGCCGAGAACTGCGCCAGCGCCCGCTGGAACTCCGGCCGCTTGCCGAACTTACGGATCATGCGCGCCCGGACCAGATCGCCCGCTACGCCGCTCGGCAGTCGCTTGAACGCGATGGCCCTCATCGCCCAGGTCAATCGCTTAGCCCTTCCCATGCTTCGCCTCCTCCTCCAGTGCTGCCCAGGTCTCGCTGTTTTCGCTGACCATCTGGTTATAGAACGCCTGGACCTCTGGCTTCTCGAACTGGTCCGCGTACGCCTCGCGCACGCCGTCCGGGAGCAGGTCGCTGTCACCGCCGTCGGCCGCGTCGGCGACGGCCAGGAAGATCTCGACCAGCGCGCGGACGACGACCGGCTTCAGCGGCTCGCCCATCTTCGGTTTGAACATCATGCCCTCATGCCATCATGCCGCGACGTACCACTTCCCCAGGTAGCGGAACAGGACGCCGGTCGTCTGCCCCGGAGGCAGCGCGACGAAGCGCTGGATGTCCTCGTGGAAGACGACCAGCAGCGACCCGTCCGGTTGTCGTTCGACGCCCATGCCTGCCACTCCTCGCCGGGCCGCGCCACGCCTGCCCATCCGAACCCAGACTTGCCTTGCCCCGCCTTGCCTGCCGGACACCGCCTCGCTCTTCCTGACCTCTCCCTGCCATGCCTGCCAGACCGGACGAAGCCGGGCCTAGCCTCACCACGCCTGCCGAGCCGCTCCGCGCGCCGCCTAGCCTTACCTGTCCAGGCCCTGCTTCGCCTGGCCTGCCGAACCGCGCCTAGCCCAGCGCAACCGGACCTCGCCTGGCCTGCCGCTCCGTTCTTAGCCCAGCCAAGCCAGGCCGGGTCCAGCCCAACCTCGCCTGCCGCTCCACGCCACGCGATGCCGAACCCGTCAGCGCCGCGCACCGCCACGCCTGCCGAACCGTGCCGAACCGTGCCGAACCGTGCCAGGCCCAGCCTCGCCTCGCCAGGCCCATCCTGCCGAGCCGAGCCATGCCATTCCCGGCCTCGCCTTTCCTTACCTGCCTCGCCGAACACCGACTCGCCCTGCCTGGCTTCGCCCTGCCATGCCTGCCGAACCAGACCCAGCCAGTCCTCGCCTTACCTAACCAAGCCTGCCAAGCCCGACCGCGCCATTCCCGGCCGCGCCAGGACACGCCTAGCCTGCCGAGCCGCGCGCAACCTTACCCCGCCTGTCGTTACCCAACCACTCCATACCTGGCCTGCCGAGCCTAACCTATCCACGCATGACCACGCCTTGCCCAGCATTACCGAGCCTGCCGCTCCGAACTAAACCCAGCCGCGCCCGGCCGCGCAGCGCCTAACCAGTCCTGCCGAACCGCGCCAGACCTAGCCGACCTGACCTAGCCGAACCTGCCGAACCGCTCCATGCCCGTCCCGACTACGCCCCGCTGGGCCAGTCATGACCACGCCTGCCGATCCGACCTCACCAGTCCAGGCCCGGCCGAGCCTCGCCCCGCCTGCCAGACCTCGCTGGACCTTGCCCTACCAGACGCCGCCTTGCCGCGCCTGCCGTTCCTTGCCTCTCCAAGCCCGAACACGCCAGACCAGGCCAGTCCTAGCCCTACCACGCCTGCCTCGCCGTGACCCGCCATGCACCGCTGTGCCACGCCTGCCGAACCAGGCCGCGCCAGTCCTAGCCCTGCCTTGCCTGCCGAGACTTAGACGCGCTCGAACCGGCCCCAGCCCAGCGCGCTCGACCGCTCCGGCCGTCCCTCGCAGATCCCGACGCCCCAACCCGCCTGGTCAATCAGCGCCAGAAGCTGGGCCTGGCTGATGAGCCGAGGGTTGAATTCGATGCGGACCCTGAGCTGCCAGTGCGGGTAGATCGGCCGGTAGACGAGGCCGCGCGTGTTGATCCCGATGGTGACCGCGTCCTCCCGCATCGCGCCGATGGCTGGCCCGCCGTTCGGCGTCTCGATGGGAACATACGCCGCGCCAGGCGACGCCACGCTGTCGACGAAGATCGCCTGCCGGAGCGCAACCTTGGTCAGATCGTCGAACGCCGTCGCCGCCGAGATGAGGGACTTCTTGAGCGCCGTGATCGGCGCGCACTCCCGGCCCTGCTCGTCGACGTACCGCGCCGCCAGGAACTCCGTCTCCGGCACGCGCTCCGCCTTCGCCTTCTTCGCCTTCTTCTGCTGCTTGTCCCGGATCTCCTGCTTGGCCTTCTCGGCGAACGCATGGATGACCAGAGGCGATCCGTTGCGCCCGCGCAGCGTGACCTCGATGCTCTGGATGCCGGTCGTTGCCGTGTTCTCGGTTGGTGCTGCCAGTACTGCCGTCGTCATCTTCGTCTCCTTGGTGAGTTGTTATTTGAGCTTCACGTTTCGGCCTTCGAGTTTGAGGCGGTCGGCCAGGGCCTGCTGGTCCGCCGCGTCGACGCAGGACACGGACAACCAGCACGCGGTCGTCTCGCCCTTCGCGATCTTCTTGGTTTCCTTGATCTGCGCGCGCACCTGGTCGCGCGTGAGATGTTCCGCCTCGGCCTTGTCGAGCCAGGCGTCCTGCTGGTCCGGTTCCAGCGGCGCGACCTCCTGATGAATCGCGAACGGGAGCGACTCGCGCCGACGGCTCGGAGGAATCGCGCGCGCGACCCAGGCCAGGTTGTCCGCCGTCCCAGACTCGTAGTCGACCGCGTCGAGGAACTGGCTGTACGTCTCCGGGAAGGTGACCTCGCCGAACGCCAGCAGATCGCCGACCCAGAACGGACTCGCCCGGTGCGCGTGCTTGGCCCAGGCCAGCGTCTCGCCCCACTCCTCGACGGTCATGTCCTCGGTCGCGACGACACGGTTGCCCTCGAACTCGAACTTCCCAATCGTGAACGGAGCGACCTCTAGGGCCTCAGCGACAGCTTCCATCGTCATCTCCTAGCGCCGAACACTTCGCCCAGCACTTGAATCGCCCGGCCACTATATATCATATCAGTAGTGAAACGCAAGAGCCGATATCCAGCCAGCGTGAGCGCATTATACTTCTCGATGTCGTTCACGTACCCCTGCCCGAAGTTGTGCCGAGACTTCTGCCATGTCCCGCCCTCGACCTCGACGACCAGGCGACGGACAGCCCAGTAGAAGTCCACCTGCCACTTGCGCCCAGGAATCAGACGGACCTCGCGCTCTGGAGCCGGGATGCCATCCGAGTTGAGCTGGAGCAGGAGCGCCTCCTCGCCAGGACTCGGCGCGCGCTTCGCCTTGCGCCGCTCGACCGGCGTTTCCTCCGGCCAGTCGCGGACGACCTCGGCCCGCTTCAGATCGGCGCGCGGTTTCGGGAGCCGCCGCTTGAGTCGCATCACGTCGGCCTCGGTCCAGCGTTGCGTCATGCAGGACTCCACGTCGTCGAGCACCACGTACAGAAGAACTCGCCAGACGGTTTCGCGATGGCCCCGGTCTGTTGACAGCTCGGACATCTCGCCGACGTGAGGCGCGAGCGCTCGGCCTTGTCCTTCGGCAGCTTCATCATCGGCCGCGCGCCGGGCCGACGGAGGCCCAACTTCTCGTTGATCTTGCTCATCGCCAGCCCGCGTCGTAGAGGTCAACCTGCATCTGGAGGTTCAACCAGAACTCCGGCGTCGTCTTCGTGTACTGCGCGAAGATGAGCGCCACGCGCGTCGACACATTCCGCCGACCGTGGATGATGTCGCCGAGGTACGTCGCCGCGATGCCCATCTTCCGCGCGGCGTCCTGCTGGGTCTCGGATAGAAACTGCTCAATGAAGACCTGACCGGGAGGCGTCGGCTCGCGCTGCTTCGGCGTCATGCGACCTCTGTGCTCTGGACGATGCCCATGAACCTGCGCGCGTCCCTGAAGCGCAGCTTGATCCGCCGCTCAGTCACGTCGCGATGGCAAACGTGGCAGAGTCTTCCGCAAACTAAAATATTGAAGCGGAGGTATGGAGCCATCCCGCGTGTCGCCGAACGTGGCGGATCTTCGTGCATTTCATCCGGCCTTCCATCGCACTCGCCGCGCCTGAGACCAGCGCAGACCTGACAGCGCTCGTGCAGGAGGAAGACGATCTCATGGGTCTGCTGGATGATAGCCGCTTCGAGCGCGTCGGCTTGGTCCTTCTTCTCGGCGCGCGTCTGGCCGATGCCGAACGCCGCCGTCTGCTTGTACTGCTGGAGCGCCGAGCGTGCGCGCGTCAGCTTCTTCTTCGGCCTCACATGACCCGCCTTCCGTCGGTCGCTTGGTCGTTCCGTTTGATGTGTAGCACAGCTCCGCTGAAGTCTGCATCGAGCGCGACCAGCGGACAGCCTGTCGAGCCGTCGAGCCGGTAGGTTGTCCCGCAGGACCGGCAGACGAAGTCGCCGACGCGCAGCACCATCCGATTGTCTTGGTCGAGGCCGAGGCTCCAGCCTAACTTCAGGTCTGGCGCAGCGCAGCACAGCTCAGTCATACGTCATGCTTCAATCTGCCGAGGATCATGTGCTCCACGGCCTGCTGTTGTTTCGGCGTGACGACGCCGGACGCGACCATCGTCGCCCGGATGCCCGTCATCGTCTCGCGACACCAGTCGTACTTGCCGGTCGCTAGATGCCGGTCGATGACGTCGATGTAGTACTCGGCTGACGGCTTCATTCGAGGTCGATCTTTCTGGTCTTCCCGTCCGGGAGGACCGGGTCCACGTAGGGTTCAGGCTTCGGCTTTTTGACCGGCGGGAACTTCGGCACGCGCCCGCCGCCGTCGAACTCGTACTCCTCGTCTGGCGCTTCGTGCGAGACCGACACGCTCGGCGACGGCGAGTACGAGAAGTCCGAATGCGAACCTGACTCCGACTCCGAGTACTCCGGGTCCAGCGTGACACCGGCCGGGATATGCTTCGCCGCCGACAGGACGCCGTAGACTTGCTGCTTCGCCAGCATCACTGCCTCGTCGCTCGCGTCGCCAACGCCGACGGCCTTCGCGCTCCAATCGCTCGGATGGCCGTAGGTCTGCTGGCAGTGGTCGCAGAAGACGAACCGCCCGCCGCTGTAGAGCGCCCACTCCGGTTGATGGAACAGGATACACCGCAAGCGCGACGCCGCCGTGATTAGCTTGCCGGGCTTCATTCGAGGTCAATCAGCCGCGTCTTGCCGTCGGCGAGGACCGGCTCAGGCTCCGGCTTCTTCGGCTCGATGACCTGGCGCGTCGCCCTTGGAGCAGGAACCAGTACCGCCTCGTTATTCCACGCCGGGTCGTAGGCGCTGTAGCCTGACGCGACCAGCGGGTAGACCTTCGGCTTCTGGAGACCAGAGACCCACTTCTTGACCGAGTCACTTAACGTTGTCACGTCTATCGGCGCGTCGAGGATGACCGTCGCCGTCCCGTCGTCTGGATGGTTCTCGTGGTTCCGAAGCGCCAGGCCAAGGTGCCACGGTGAGCACGCGACGATGGTCTTCCCGGTCTGCTTACTGACCTCAGAGCAGCGCGCCTGGAAGCCGTCGACGTCGACGCCGCAGACCGGACACGCGATGTCCTGGTGCTCGATGCCCGCCTGCTCGCGCGCCGCCTTGACCGCCTCCTTGATGTGGTCGTTCGAGCATGCCTCCAGCTTGACGCCGTTGACCTGGGCCTCCCAGACGCCGCCCGTCAGGAAGCCGTGGCAGTACGAGCAGCGCCGAGCCGGAGGAGCCTTCGGAGACTCCAGGCCCATTACTCGAAGATCCAGACCCTGGACGCGCGGTAGCCGTTCCCGTTGCCCTTTGTGTCCTTCGGCTTGCCGTCGTCGTCGAGGACCGGGACGAACTTGCAGTCCATGTCGTTGACGACGTCCTCCCACGGAACCGGCGAGCCGGTCATCATCGACCGATGGAAGAAGAAGTCCATCCCGGTCTCCGTGTGACTGATGAAGCCGAACCCCTCGACTTGCTTCACGGCCTTGACCACACCGTTCAGCGTCGCCTTCTCCATCTCCTCCGTCAGATTCATCTCACGCCTCCGTATGCCAGTGTTTTCGCGGTCGCCCCACTTTGTTGTAGGGCGGGTTGTGTTCGACGATGAGCGCCTTCTCGAACTTCAGATCCTGGCGTTCCCCGGTTGACCAGTCCGTCGGCGGACGCCTCACGCTGACCGTCCAGTCGCTCCAGTTCACACAGGTCCAGCCCTTCCCGTTCGCCAGCGCGCTCCGCAATCGCAGCGCGATTGGCATCTCCGTCAGGCCGACGTACTGAACCGTGCCGTCAGGCGACCGCAGGATGTATGCCCCCGTCGCCAGGTCCGTCCGGTCCTCCCTGCCGAAGACCGCCTTCCTCGATACGATGTCAATAATCAGGACGCGCTCACTCTCAGCGCCGCTGTCAGGAACCGCGACATAACGCGCACGAAACCGACGACAGTACCGCTCCTCGATGTCCCAAAGATCCTTAGAAGTAGCCATAATCTCCTCCCTCTAATACTGAGAATAAAGTAAGAATACCCTACTTTAAGAAAGTTCCTTTAGAGAGAGAAGTAGAAAAGTTTCTAAAAATGGTCGTTCTTTGTTTACTCTCACTTCGTCAGCCTTCAAAAAGATCTTCCTTGGTTAGCTCGAAGCCCTTGTAGGCGACTGTGTTATGGACCTTCACGCGCTCGAACGGTCGACGCGCCATCAGGTTACTGAACGACTTCGACGTCATCATCTCGCGCTCCCGAATGCCCTGGGCTTCAGCCCATTTACGATAAGCGTTGTAGAGCGCTGGTAGAGAGACCACCGACGTCACCGTCGCCGCGTCGCACCTGGTCCGCGCCTCGAAGAACTCGGCGACCGGATCTTCCCCTTGCTGGTAGACCTCCGTCGCCTCCTGGACGACCGGCGGAATCGGCAGGCCGTGTGCCTGCCATTCGAGACAGCCTCGCACAGCCCATGCCAAGATGCCTGGCGCTTCCGCCTTCAGCGTCTGCCGTAGCGTTCGATCTTCGGCCGAGCCTTGGAACGTTCGCAGGAACGGAACCAGGCGGACCCGCCGCCAGAACCCGAAGCTGTCATCGGCGACCTTCGGCCGATGGTTCACGCCCAGCCAGATCTTCCCTTGCGGGCGAATCGTGAACGACCGGCCGTACTTGTGCTCAGCCCGGAGACTTTCGCCGCCGGTAAAGTTTTTCAGCGTGTGCTCGTTCATCCGGCTGTTCGGCTTGATCTCGGCCGCGAAGACCAGACGCTTACCCCGGAAGTCCGCGTTGTGGAACGTGTTCTGGTCCGCGCCGTTCCCGGCGAAGATCCGCATGTCGGCCCGATGGCCGTAGGTTCCCCAGACGGTCTCCAATGTATCAAGGAATATACTTTTGCCGTTGCTCCCGGCCCCGTAGGCGACGAAGAAACACTGCTCGCGCATGTCGGCCGTTAGGCTGTAGCCGAGCGCCCGATGGATGTACGTGACAATCTCCAGGTTCTCCTCGAACACTTCCTCGACGAAGCGCTCCCACCTGGGACACGTCGCGTCCTTGTCGTAGGGTGTGCCAGTCTGCTGGGTGATGCAGTCGTCGAACTGCCCAGGCCGTAGCTCGCCCGTCTTCAGATCGAGCACGCCGTTCGGACAGCCCATCAGCCAGCCGTTCGAGTCCCAGGCTTCGCCGTCGCTCGCGATGGGCGTCAGCGCCCGCGCCTGGCCCATCATCGCCACGATCTTCCCGCGCTGTTCCCGGCCCAGGGCGAACTCCGTGATGGCCTTGCGCCGGGAGTAGTCGGTCAGCTCGGTCGACGCTGCCGCCTCGGCCTGCCACTTCCTGACGTGTTCGTGCGCCAGGCGGTAGGCGTGCTCGTCCGCGTCCGGTCGCCAGTGATGCCCTTGCCAGATCAACCACTGCTCGCGCTGGTGGTCGAACCGGACGACGTCGCCGAACCGGTCACGGAACGCCTCCGCCGCGCCCAGGTCGGTCAGGTTGTACGCGCCTGGGTCGATGACGCCCTTCGCCAGCGGGACCGGCCCCTCGACGACAATCGGCGCGAGGCCCGCCGCCGGGACGACGTAGAGCGCCGCCGCCAGCCGGGCCTTCAGATCGTCGGCCGTGTTCCCGGCGTTCAGCCAGTCGCTGACATCGCCATGCGCGCCCAGGCCAGGGAGATCGACGACGTTCACGCCGAGGCCCGCCGCCTTCGACTTCTGCGCGACGACGTCGGCATGGTTTTTGCCAGCTTCGTCGTTGTCTGGCAGGATGATGATCCGCGCCGCGCCCGCCGCCTTGAGCGCCTGGGACTCGCCCGCGCCCCACTTCTTCGCGCCCGCCGTCGATGTCGTGGCCGGGATGCCGACGGACCAGAGGCGATCCGCGTCCTTCTCGCCCTCGACGACGACGACGACCTCCTTGTCCTTCAGCTCGTTCAGCCGGTACGGGAGGCGCTTGACGCCGGTCATATTCCAGACCCAGCCGCCGACGCCGTCCGGCCGACGCTGGCGGAACTGCTTCCCAGGGTAGCGGCAGACCTGGTAGACGAGCGCCCCGAAGGCGTCCTTGTAGTCGTAGGTCGCGATGGGGAGCTGCTCGACCGGGTCGGTCTTCGTGAACAGGTCCGCCATGCTCAGGCCCATCGCCGACAGAATCGAGGACGGCGCGCAGCCCGCGTGACAGAAGATCAGCGCCCGGCCGTCGTCGCCCTCGTCAATCTTGAGACTTTGGACCTGGTCTTCGTGCGCCGGACAGCGACCTAACCAGCCGCCGTTGCCAGGTTTGACTCCGCCGATCTTTGTGAGTAGAGCCTCGACTGCACTTGATGGCACGCCTCCGCCTCCAGCCCCAGGTTCGTAGTGTCACAGATGAAGACCGCGAGCCGGAGGGAAGCCGGGACGCCAGGGAAGAATAAAGTCATCATCGTCGTCGTCTCACGCCCGCGTGGACAGGCACAGCCCGCACGCCAGGATAGGCTTTCTCGACTTGCTCCTTGAGCGCCGTGGCCTGCTTGTTGAGCTGAGGCCCCAGCGCGTCCATCAGAGGCTCGATGTCAAGATGGCAGCGCCCGGCGAGCCAGGCTTCCATCAGCAGCTTGAAGTCGAAGACCTCGGCGGACCAGGTCGTCCGCACGCTCGCGCCTGCTATCGGTGCGGGCCGACGCTCGATCTCCACAGGTGCGGCCTTAACCTGGACGGCCGCGACGGCCGCGCTCTCCTGGCGGAAGGCTTCCGCGAGCGCCGGGTTCGGCTCGGCCTCCGCGATCCGCTCGTAGGTTGCCGCCTTCGCCGCCTGGGCCGCGCGTGCCGCCGCGTCAGCGGCCTCCTGGTCGCGTCGCTGCTTCTCCCTGGCCAGTCTGTCCTGCTCGACCTTGAACGCGCCCAGGCGTCGCGACAGGGCCTGCTTGACCGGCTCCAGCGGCTTGGCGACCTCGCCCTCCAGCGCCCGGACGGTGTTGACCAGGGTGTTCAGCGGCCCCTTGAACCTGGCGTAGTGCTCGACGATCTTGAGCTGAAGGTCTCCCAGTTCCTGGATGACCTCGAAGCCCCGCTTGTTCGCGTCCTCGTCGACGACCAGTAGCTCGGTCGCCGTCGCGATGAGGATCTCGTCGTCGATGGACAGCTCGAAGGCGTTCGCCTTGAGCGCCGCGACCAGGCCGTCGAGCGCCGCCTGGCTGGTCAGCTTGTTGTTGAGGATCGTCAGCGCGTCCGGGTCGCGCGCCACTTCGATGTCAGGTAATGCTCGGCCGTGGTCTTCCATCTTCGTCATCTCCTCCGTGTGTCCGTGGTATCCAGTAGTCGCCGTCGTTCGTGACCATGTCTATCGCCGACGCCCGATCATACTCGAAGCGCCGATGGTCGGCCGGGTCCTCGTATAACTGCAAGCCGTACTTGCCGTTAGCGCCCAGGTAGCAGGCCCAGCGCGCGCCGGTCGGGTGCAGCGCGTTGTACGCCGCGAGCTGCTGTCCGTGCCAGGCCGACCTCCCGCCCGTCTTGAAGTCGAGGATGGCCCGCGTCCCGAACAGGTTCGAGCAGACCCGGTCGATCCGTCCCGCCAGGCAGTCCGCCTGCACCTCCAGCTCCGTCGCCTCGTAGGTCGGCCGGACGATAGCGAGGAACATCTGGTACGCCTCGACATAACCCCAGAGGCCCTCCGGCACGTTCAGCGACTCGCCCCGGTCCATCGCCTCCGTCAAGCTGTGAACCGCCTGGCCCCGCGCCGCCGCCTCCGGCGAGAACCAGGTCTTGTCAATCCGACCGGCGAGCGTCAGGACTTGCGTGACCGATATCAACGGTCGTCCGTCAGCCCGCCGGTAGCGGACAGGTAAGCGCTCAGTCAGGACCGAACCTCTGCGCCAGGACCCAGAGCAGGACCAGCGACAGCACCGCCGTCAGGACGCCGCCCGCGATGTAGGCCAGCATCACATCCTCGCCCTGATGACGTCCTCGACGACCCGCTGCTCAATGCCAGGGAATAAGGCCCGGATCTGCTCAGTCGACCAGCCGTCACGGAACAGGTCGACCATCGCCAGCTTGCACAACTCGACCCAGGCGTCTAGATCAACCCGCCGCCGCCGCTGCTTCGGCTTGCCCTTCACCGGCTCACCGGCAGGTCGAACTTCGTCACGTTGTAGCTGCCCCGCTTGTTGCCCGGCTCCAGGACCGGCAGGACGAGCGCGCCGCTCGACCGGTAATCCTCCGCCTGGGCCGCGACCTTCTCGTCCAGGGTCGTCGCGCTGTTGGCGTTCTGCCCGTCGCTCGCCTTCACCGCGCCGCCGAACTTGACGACGTAGAGGTTCCAGCCGCCGCGCGAGTTGGTCCCGGACTTCAGCTTGTCGACCGCCGTGACCTTCACGCCCGCGTGACTCGCGACGACCTCCGGCCCAGGCTCCGGCCCTGGCCCAGTCTGCGCGACCGATGGCTCGACCTTCGGCTCGACCGCCGCGACGATAGCTGGCCCGATGGTCTGCTCGACCGCCTGCTTGAGCGTCGGCCCATCGAGGACGACCGCCTTGACGTCGATGATCGGCTGATGGCTCAGGTCTTCCATGTCCTGGGTGAACATCCCGGCCGACCGCGTGACGCCGATGACCGCGTCGATCTTCGCCCGCTTCTTCGCCATCTTCAGGACGGTGTTCTTCGCGTCCGCGATGTCCGGGTTCTCGACGCGCCCGACTTCCTGGCTGATGATGTTCGGGTCGTTGTCGTTGAACTTCGCCCCACAGCCGCCCTTGTTCTTGAAGCACAGCCAGCCGCCGCCGTACTCCTGCTTGCCCTTGATGATCGCCGCCTGGCGACACTGCGGACAGAGACGCTGGGCCTGCCGCCAACGGTAGCGCGACTCGAACGTCGAGCACGATCCGAGGCCAGTGCCGAGGAAGCTGTCGTCCCGGCGAGATCGGAGCGTGCATTCGAGCATGTAGTCGAACAGCCCGCTGTCCCAGTCTTCGGTCTTGCTCAGGATTTTGTACTCGTCCGCCAGGCCGTAGATCTCGCACAGCTTGTCGGCCCCGGACTTCAGGAGCGTCATCTTGTTCCGCGTGCCTGGGATGACGCCGTAGTCGCCGCCGTCGTCGCCGCCGTCCTTGCTCTCCGTCAGGTAGTGCTGGCAGAACTCCTGGAACTTCTCCAGGTTCGTCTTCGCGACCGCGACCTCCAGGACTGGCATCAGGACGACCGCGCTCCGCTCGCGAATCATCATCCCGGTCCCGACCGTGTGCTCGATTGCTTCGTCCACTGCTGTCGTCATCGTCTCCCTCGTTTCTGTTGGTTGCATCTGCCGAGTATGTCACGCCCCTCTGACAGGGGAGGTCACGCCGCGCGGTTGATTTTTCTGGACGTCTCGGAGATCCGCCGCTTGTGGCGGGCCTTTATCTTCGACGCCCAGAAGACGGTCTTGTTCTGCCAGCGGCCCTTGCCTTCGCCGCTCGGCCGATGCTTCAGCGCGGTCTTCCTGAACCGCCGCTGCTTGCCGCCGACCTTCCGTATCGCGACGGTCATCAGCTCGCCTTCGCGACGGTCGCGCCGTCCGGGAGCTGCACGTTGTCGGCGTGCTTGTCGACCAGGAGGCCGAGCACGTCCGCGCGCGTCACGCCCAGCCGCGACTCCGCCTGTCGGAGTTTTCGCAAGTGGAGCGCCGTGAAGGTGATCGTGACCGGGTGCTCGCGCACCTTGCCCCGGAACAGAGATCGCCGCCCTGGTCGAATCTTCGCTGCCTTCGTTTTTGCTGCCTTCGCCATGTCGTCCGTGGTGTCCTTTGTGCAGGATGTGGCCGGACCCGTTGCCAGGTCCGGCCGGGTGTCTACGCTCACTCGTCGCCGTCCGTGAAGGAGATGGCGCGGTCGGCCTTGTCGACCACCAGCGGGTCGAGCGCCGCCGCCAGCTCCGAGATTTCGTTCAGGACCTTCGTCCGCACCAGGTCGTCCTTCAGCGTCTGCGGGTCGACGCCTTCCATCACGCTCCTGGCCTTCGCGATAATCGGCGCGAAGTCCGCGTCGCCAGTGATGTCCTCGAACGACTTCAGCCACTCCTGGATGTTGCCGGTTGCCGACTTCATCAGGCGCTTCGGCTTCCCGTCCGCGCCCGGCGTCAGCCGGTCGGCCAGGTGGTCGAACATGTCGCTGAGCTGCTTCCGAATCGCCTGCTGGACGTTGTCCGCGACCATCGTGAGCTGGATGACGGCCTTCTGCTTCTCCTGCTCGAAGATGTCCGCGTTGATGGCCTTCAGCTTCGTCGGCGTCTCGAACGCGACCCAGTTCCACTCGAAGCCGAACTTCGACCGGAAGACCTCGACCGACGGATAGTCGCCGCTCGCCGCGACCACATTCAGCCGTGCCGCCGTCTCCTCGCAGCGCTGCGCGTACATCTCGCAGGCCCGGTTGACCAGGACCTCGCGCTCCGCTTGCCAGGTCTTCAGATTCTCGTTCGTCTCCGTGACGCGCGTCACGCTCACCAGGTAGACGCCCGCCTTGAAGTTGGACGGGAAGCTGACCTTCTCGATGGCGTTCGCGACCTTGCTGTCGTGCTTGCCGATGGCGACCAGCTCCGGCGAATCGAGCAGGGTCTTCGTCAGCCGGAGGAGCGCCTTGTCGGCCTCGACCGTGACGACGGACATGCTGGCCTTGCGGCTGTTGCCGAAGCTGCGCTTCTGAATCGACAGGCAGATGGTCTTCGCCGCGATGTTCGCGGCTGGTGCTGGAAGGATTTCAATCCCGTCAATCGGTTCCGGTTCGGTCATCGCGGCGTCCTCTATCGTCATCTGAGTCATCGTCGTCGTCTCCTGCTGTCGGCGGAATTGCCTGACCAGGGAATGATACGCTCAACGGGTTGAGCATGTCAACAAGTATTTTTCGGAGGCGACAGCGGGTCGCCGACCGCGTGCCGCCGCCGCCACTCCTCGCGCCCGATCTTCTGGGCGTAGGCCCCGGAGCGCTCCATGTGCGGGACGGATGTGCGCTTGCCGTTCGGTTGCCGACACGGCCGCTCTGGAGCCGCCTCGCACTTCGGGCAGGCCATCTCGCGGACGACCTGGATGTTCGCCCAGCGGCTGATGCTGCTCATCGTCGACTCTGCGCCAGACGCTGCGCCTTCTGCGCCAGGACCGACTGGTAGATCGCGGACAGCTCCCGCGCGACGCAGCCCAGGAGATCGAGCCGCTCGACATGCTCCTGACGTGCGATGGCGAAGGCGTTGTCGCTCTGGACGTAGTAGTCCCGCGCGTTCGGGCTGGCGTCTTGTAGCGCCCGGATGGCCTCGTGGACCTTCGTCGTCGCCGTCTCGTACTGCGCCTCCAGGTCAAGCCCTGACGTGCCGTTCAGGTGAACGGTCGGCGCGATGACCGTGTGCTCGCCGATAGCGATCAGGTTGTTCTTCATCGGTTGTACGGCTGGAGCGCCTCCTCCATCTCGACCTCGGCGCGGTCGAGCGCTTCGAGGGACTTGTTGAACCGCTCGCTGGCCCGCCGGAATGTCGGCGAGTTGGTCTTGAACTGGACCCAGTAGTAGTAGCGCTCCTGGGCCTTGAGCGCCGCGCGGCCCGCGCGCATCAGGGAGATCGCCGCCCGTTCGACGCGGTTCTTCATGGCTTCCTCCGCCGCTGTTGGCGCAGGAAGTAGATCACGGTGTCGCAGACCAGAATCCAGAAGGCTGGCCGCGCGAACGGCGCGATGGCGTCCGGGACGGAACCTGCGCTCAGCGCCTGCCAGCGCTCGATGAGCTTCGCGTTCTCGGTCATCGCTGCGCCTCCACCAGCCGGTCGACGGCCCGCCGCGCCGCCTCGATCTCGGTCGCGCGGTGCGCTCCCAACCAGTCAAGTCGAGCCGTGGTTCCGATCACGTCGTCGCCCAGCGCCAGCCTGCCCATCGAGACCAGCATCTTAAGCTGGGCCTCCGTGAGTCGCACGTCGTAGTACCTTCCCATCATCGCCTCCGTAGCGCCAGAAAGAAGTTATAGAGGCTCAGCCCCAGCGCGACGCCGAGCATGAACTGTTGCGTCTCGGTCATCGGTCGAACCACTTCCCCGGATGCTGGCCCCGGAGCGACAGCCACATGAGCGCCGCCGCCGCCAGGACGATGAGCGCCGCGCCGATCTGTTGGAGTGTCATCACAGCCCCTTGTGCTCGCGCAACCATGCCAGCTCCGCGTCGAGCGCGTCCTGCCGGAGCACGAACGGCCCCAGCTTCGGGCCGAGGACCGGACCCATGTCCGCGAACCAGCCCTTCCCGTTGTCGGCAGGCTCGACGTGGCTCACGCGCCGAACCGTCGCCGGACCCATCGCCAGCAGCCCGGCCATCTCGTCCGAGTAGATGAACTGCGCGACGCCGTTCCTGATGTTCACTCTCACTGGCCTGCTCCTGCTCGGAGGCCGAGCGTGTTCGGTTTGTTCATCTCCTCAGTCGCCGTGTCGCTGGTCGTCGCGCCGAGCGCCCGCTCCAGCATCTTCGTCGCGTCCTTGCAGGCGACGCCGCTGAAGCCCTTCGTCGTGATGACGGCCTTGCCGTTCTCGATGACGACCGTGATGGTCTGCGCCATGTTCTACCCCTTCACCATGTCAAGCTGCAACCCGGTCGGCGTGACCGTCCGCGTAATCCGGTAGCCCTGGCGCGCCATAATCCGCATCGTGACTTCCGCCGCCAGTTCGTTCTTCAGCGTCTCCAGGTTCTTCCCGGCCCGCTCCTCGATGGCTCGCCCGCCGCTCGACCAGTTGTCGTACAGCAGCTCGAAGCCTGGCTGGCCGTCGACGCGGTTGACCAGGCCGACCTCGTACATGCCGTCCTTGTGGTCCTTGCGACGCAGCTTCCAGCCGTCGCACTTGCCGAAGTTTTTCGGGTCGTGGCCGTTCGAGACCGCCGCGACGCCGCCCCGGAAGTCGTTGACCCAGGTGCCGTACCACTTGTAGGTCGTGGCCTGCACCAGGTCGAAGCCGAGGCGATCCGCTGCCGACTTCAGCGCGTCCAGGTCCGTGACGAAACACTCGACCGATGCTACGTGACTCATTTCACCGCCGCCTTCTGCTTGTTGGTCAGCGCCCAGAATGGAACCAGGTGCCGACGGTTAATCGGGTAGACGTGGCCGCGCTTCGGGTCGCGGACGTACAGGTGCTTCGTCCCCAGCTCCGAGTAGAGCAGCTCGACGACGACCGGCTGCGCGAAGTAGGCCCGGTCGGTCTCCAGGACGAACTGCTTGAGGAGCGCCGTCGGTGTCACCAGGTAGCCGGTCGTGTTCGTCATCGTCATCGTCTCCATGAACCGAATGATAG